CGTCAACGTAAGCTTTGTTTGCTAATTCGTAATCAATGGTTGGTACTTTATCGTAACCTACTTGCTCTTCTGAAAATAAAAGTTTTGTGTTTTTACCACCTATTTTTAGTGGTTTCATAATAGTATCTAACCCTCTTGTCATAAGAGCAACCGTGCTATCTATTATGTCGTATATTCTTTTATTAGTTCCTCTCACTAATCAGTTCCCTCGTAATTTTTCATCTTTGGAAATTTGTCTACAAACTTTGCTATCTCTAAATCCTCTAATCTTCTATGTATTTTAAATATCGTATCTTTTTCATATAAGGGGGGATGCGCCTCCCTCTCAAGCTTTTGCAATCGCCTTTGAATATTCAACATCCCCTCTTCATTTTGTATTCTCGTCGAAAATAATGGGAATAGCTTATTTGCCAGCCATTTAATCATCGCTCCTTAAACCCTTGATAAGACCTCTAACCATTGAACCGAATACATTGTCGATAAGATCAATGAACCAAGGCTCAATTGTTGAGTTCCATACTTTCTTTGTTGCCGACCATCTTGTTAATCCAAGCGTCATTACTTTTCCTAAACTTTCAAAAGCTACTTCTACTACTCCGCATATATTTTCATTAGGTATCTTCTTTAATACCCATAAAACAACTGCTGATCCACCTCCCCCAACTATTAGTCCTGAGTTCTCCCCTAACATTCCTAATACTGATTCAAACATGCTTTTCTCCTTTTTTAATCTTTTTTATAACCATTGGTTTTAAAATTACTTATATCAATCTTTTCCATTGGTCTAGTCATTATAAAGTCTTTCAACTTACTATTTTGTATTTCTAGGTCTTCGCCACCACTTATATATGGCTCTCCATCGTGTGTATGACCTACGTTGTACACTATAATTGAGCACTTAAATAAACCTACACGAACTATTCTGCCTGCGTACTTCTTACCTTCTAACCAAATGTAGATAACATCACCTACATTTATAGCATTACCCCAAAATATCTTAAAGCTTTCTGTTAGTCCTTCTATCGTGGATCTGAAAAGTATTGCCAAAAAACCAACTACAAATAGCCATCCATAGCTTCCTATAACATCTGTGCCTATTGCTTGTAATTGTTGTTCGCTCATTCATTTACTTGTCTTTTAATAATCGTTCTAAATTTTTAAAGCCTTCATCTATCTTAGACTCTATTCTTGCAATCTTTATTTCTAGATTTTGAGTCTTATCTTTATTAGACATAACTTTTCTTCTGTTATCTTTTACATCCTCTTCTACTACTTGTATTCTATTGTCTGTTGCACCTTGCGTGAACATAAACGTACCCATTATTGTAGCTAGGGTTATAATAGTTCCTAGTGATATTTTTTTATCTATCATTTTCATTTATAAAATTTTGGTAATGGAGTTGAATTACTCCAAAACTTATATGACAATTTCGAAGATTGTCTTTTTTTCTTTTGTTTTACTTGCGCTTTTGGCATTATATGCCTCCAATGATTTGTCGATGTTATAACCTACACCGTTTGTATGTTGCAAATCTATTTTTATACCATCTCTATTGCCATCTTGATAAAATATATAGCAATTTTGACTTGCCCTACCAGTTAAGTTTAAAGCCTTGTCGGCATAATCGTTATTTCCAACTAAGCTACTTGATCTGGCGTATCCGTCCCCTATTCTCGCAGAATGTACATGACCAAAGAGCATATAGTCTATAGCAATTCCCTTTAATGAGTACCTACCAACTATTTGATTTACTGCTGATTCTAGCTTACCTCTAAGAGAACCGTGTCCATGCAGTAGCAATACGTTTTGACCTGCTACATTTATTACTAATTCTGATGGATTCCCTTGTATAAATTTAACATTACTTTCTCTAAATAAATACCTTAAACATTGAAAAATTGTATAATCATAGTTATCAGATGCTATAATCTTTGACCAACCCATTTCTGGATTAGCCCTACCTTCGTTACCAATAATAGAGGCAACTGATACGTTAAAGTCTTCATTTAAATCTAATATAGCCTGCTGAAGGATATCCACAGCAAGAAATGTAGCATTAGCTCTGTTAGTAGCTTGATTTAAGAGTTCATCGAGTCTACGATCACTATTCATCATATCACCAGTCATAGCAACTACAACATTACTTATATTTGCTGTTTTAAAGTACCTTTTAGCCTTATTTACAAAGGTTCTTATTCTTTCCGATGCAACGCTAAAATCATATCGATTGTTTTCTAATTCTACGATTTCATTGAAATGAATATCACTCAGTTGTAGTACGCCGCAGGCTTTATTATTAACCTTAAATTTATTGGTAGACTTATTAAGGTTGTTGTTTTCAAAGAGCGTTACTAATTGCTTAGTATATTCTTCAATCGCATTCTCAACCCTCGCATGTTCTCGAAATGCTTTGTTATGAATTCTATTTTTATCTTGGGCACGCTGTTTTTGTTTTGATAAGCGTACATTCTCTCTTATGATATCCAAGTCTGCATCGTAGATCGGATATATAGTAGAGCATTTACACTTACGGCACTTCCATCTTTGCGTACCTTTATAGTCCTTGCCCTCTTTGCGCATACCTATATGGTAGCAATTAGGACAAACTAACTTTTTTTGGTCTATCATAGACCTCCTGGCTTGTTATTGTGATTTAACTATTTCACTTAACTCTTTAGCCCTATTAGGACTATCTGACCTTGCCCATTTACTATCGAGCATCTCCTCGCCCGCCATTAAAAAGTTATCATCTTTTATGTATTGTATTGTTTTTTTAAATCTTCGTACTCCATAGAATCCGATCTGGAATATCATATTTATAAGAACTTCTTTGATTTCTTTAGGCTTATGCCAAAACCAAGAGTTCCAATCTTCGTTAGCCTCTATTGTCGCTAGTATACCCCTAATCTTTTTATCTAAGATCAGGTCGGCTACCTCTTCATCCATATATAAATCTTTTATAGCGAACCCATACCCTATGGTGTCATAACCATTAGGGCACTTATAAACATGAGGTTCGTATCCCTCATGTAAAGCAATTTGCTTTTTTAAATTACTTAAATCTTTCACTTCTTCTTCTTAACTACTTTTTTCTTTTTAGCTTTAGGCTTTGGATTTGCTTTAGGTCTTTCTTTTTTTACTTCTACCCAACCTTCTTTAAACCATTTTTTAGGATCAGCTTCCGATGGAATTTCTTTAACCACTTCTATTACTTTTTTTAAAATCATTTTTTCTCCATTTTATAAGGGGGCAGTTGCCCACCCCCTTAATATTAAGATTACTACTTATTAAGCATCTTTCAATGCCCAAACTTTTTTATTGTTTGAGTTATCAGATGTAATCAAGCAACCATAAACAGAGTCTGCAACAAATCTTGTAGACAATGTTGGTAAATCGTAATCACTTTGAACTCTAGCCTTCATACCAGCAGAGTATGCAATGTGCATAGCATCTTTATGAATCATATATCCAGCTAGATGGTCAGCTTCTCCTGATTCTCCATCAGTAGCGTTGTATAGAGGAGTTGTAGTTTGTGCGTAAGATGCAGAATCAATCGCTGCAACAATGTTGTTTGAAATAACAACAGGCACACCACCAAGCTTGCCTGCGAAACCACTAATAAGTGGATTAGAATCGCCAGCAAGACCTGTGCCATCATATCTAGCAAAATCGCCTAGCTTGAACAACGAGCTATATGTTGCAGGAGCTAATACTAAAGTATAGTCTTCTACATTAGAGTCTGACTCATATATAGCTTTTATCATATTAGACACACCAAGCACAGTAATATCGTATGTACCAGCACCTGTGAAAACAACATTGTTTCCTGACGAAGCTCCGTCGTTACCACTATTTGCTTGGTCATTGAATGTAACTGCACTAAACAGCTTTTGAGCTAAGTAAAAATCTATTTTTTTAGCTAAAGCATATCCAAGCTTTTGTGTGTAAATATTCATAACATCATAACTTGATTGAGCTCTTGATATATCAGTTATAGCAACTGCTGCTAATGTTGATTGGTCTATAGACAATGTATGCTCGCCTTCTGATGAAGTTCCTGCAGTAAAGCTTAAAGCCGATGATGCAAGAGCATTGTTATCACCGCTATACAAACTTGTAGCATCTATTTCGCTATGCTTAGGAAGATGAATCATATCTCCACCACCTGCTACTAATCCCGATAAGTCATTTGCTAAAGCACCGAAAACAAGATTTTTTTCAAAATAATCTTGAAGGGCAACCCCCCAAATTTCAGGGATAAACTTATCTAGAACAGCATTAGTTGAATCTTGTAATCCACCACTAAGAGTTAATTTACTATTCATTTTTAATACCTTCTTTCGTTAATTTTACCTCTTTGTTGCAGCTTGTTCGTAGAAGGCTCTTCTTTCGTTATCATCCATTTCAGCCCAAGGCTTATCTTGAACAATGCCACGAGTTCTTCCAGGAACATGATCTACATTCTGAGGCTTTTGTGTTTTAAATTTATTTACAAATAGTTTAATTGTACTAATATCCTTATTAGACAATTGTTCTCTATCTTCCTCAGGTAGCTGATCAAGCAATTCACTTCTAGTCTGAGCTTCAAATGCTTCATACTTCTCTTGATAAGGTGATAATGTATCAACCTTCTTTTGTAGCTCTTCTGCAAGCTCTTTATATTTCTCTTGTTCTTTTAGACTTCTAACTTTAGCAGTTTCTTTTTCTTTCTGCATGCTAGATAATTGAGATTGAAACTCTTGCTTTGCGTGTCTTTGCTTTTTCGCATTTTCTACCTCTTCAAAATAGAGTGCTTTATAATCTACACTACTATCTGTACCCGTAGATTGGGCATCTTGCCCTGCTGTTTCTTGAGTTCCTTCTGGATTCATTGTTGCTTCTGACATCTGTCATACCTCCACATATTGTGTTAAAATTGTAGTTTATATACAAAATCTTGTATATATCCTTGTAGGTAACTTATATTACTTGCAAGGAATTATGCAATCTTTAAATAAAGATCTACAAAATTTTAAGAAAAAATGGTTTGATTACATGGGGTACACACCTCATAATGGTCAAATTAAATTGCATTATCCCAAAAAAGAGGATGCTAGGTTTTTTGTCATGGTTTGTGGTAGAAGATTTGGTAAATCTACTTCTGCAGCAATGGAAGCAACGTATTATGCCTCACAACCTAATAAAGTTATATGGCTAGTAGGATTGTCTTACGACAAAGCCGATATTATGTTTCGTGAAGTTTGGAAGCGAATGGTTGTTGGTAAAGCCAACGATATAGAAAAAGCCTCTGAAAAAGAGAGAATCATTCGGTTTAAGTGGGGCACAACAATTGAAGCTAAATCAGCAGACAACCCAGACTCATTAGTTGGGGCTGGCCTTGATTTGCTTGTAATAGACGAGGCAGCTAAGGTAAAGAAGAAAGTTTGGGATATGTATTTATCACCTACGCTTGCCGATAAAAAAGATAGTAAATGTATATTTATATCTACTCCTGAAGGATTTAATTGGTTATATGATTTATTTTTATTAGGTCAGACCGATAATTTATGGGAGTCGCATCAAGCACCATCGTGGGAAAATCAATTTGCTTTTCCTGAAGGTAAAGATGATCCGTTTCTTATAGAGAGAAAAAGGAATATGTCTAAGGAAATGTTTGATCAGGAGTTTAGAGCAGCATTTACTTCATTCGAGGGAAGAGTATATCCGTTTGACAGATCTAAGGATATGGGTAATTATCCTTATAATCCAAATTACCCAACATTTTGTTCTATTGACTTTGGATATAGGATGCCAGCAGTTGGTTGGTTTCAAATGTTTAGAGTAAATGGACAATGGCATGTAAGTATGATTGATGAAATATTGCATAAGAAAAATATTAAAACAGATGAACTGGCAGATATGATACTATCAAAAAATTATAATGTATCTGCTTATTTTGGTGACCCTGCTGGTCTGCAAGCACAAGGTCAATCAGGTCTAGGAGATATAGAAATATTTAGACGTAAAGGCATAGAGGTAAGAACTGTTAGAGATAGAGCTTCTAAAAATATTGCATCAGGTATTAGTCATGTTAGAGGATTTATGGAAAATGCCAATAATGAGAGATTTTTTCATTTGGATTATAAATGCACAGAAATGGCTCAAGACCTTGAAACCTATAGGTATCCTGAGGCAGTTGAAAACAAAGAATTAAAAGCACTTCCAATAAAAGATGGTCTGTCAGACCATGGGTGCGATATGTTACGTTACTTTTATATTAACCGATTTCCTATTAAAACTAGAGAATTAACTATGAGGTCAAGATGACAATTGAAGATGTGATACAAGAGTCCATACAGGATGCCAAAATGGAAAACGCTAGACAGAGAAGGCGTTATATTTATAAGCTTTTAGATTATTACTCAGGATCTAATACTGCTCAATACATAGCAGACTACTTTGATGCAGATGCTTTTAGAGAAATACCTTTGTATGAAGCTAATTTTACTAAAAGATTTATAAATAAAATGTCAAGAATCTATACTGTAGGCGCACAAAGGTCTATATCTGATCAATACGACATATTAGCTCGAAGAAAAGACTCTAGAATGAAGCACGTAGAGAGAATGACAAGACTTTGCGGATCAATAGCAACTCAAGTAATATACAGAGATGATATGGAACAACCTTGTTTTGACTATAAGCCAGTATATTATTTTGATGTTCATATGGGAGAAAATCCATTTGTTCCTGAAGCTATTACATATCCAATACTACAAAGCACAGATGATGTTAGTTATACAGATAAATTAAAGTATGTATACTACGATAATCAAATGTACGCTGTATTTGACGAAGATGGCATTATATTAGAAGAAAAAGAACATGGATATGGTATTATTCCATTTTTATTTACTCATAGAGAAAATCAAATAGATTCATTCTATGTTGATGGAGCAGATGATATCGTAGGTTGTAATGAGCAAGTAAATATCACAATGACAGAGCTGCAATTAGGATTGAGATTTCAAATGTTTGGACAACCGTTTGTTACGGGAGTCTATAGCGACAAAGGTATGAAAAGAACTGGTAGTGATCAAATACTTGACCTTCCTGAAGGTTCTACTTTTGGAATTGAATCTCCACAAGGAGATATACAAGCTGTAATTGAAAGCGTTAAGTTTCAAGTAGATTTAGTAGCGCAAAATAATCATTTATATGTACAATTCGCTCAAGATGGAGGCGAAGTACCTTCAGGTATTGCTCTCAAAATAAAAGACCTAGAAAGATTTGAAGATTATCAAGATGATCTGGAATTATGGCAGCTTTATGAAAGAGATTTGTATGAAATTGAATATAATATAGCTAGATTTAATGGTATATCTCTACCAAGGGAGCTAAAAGTTGATTTTAATGAACCTGAGTATCCAAAATCAGTACAAGATCAAATATTATTTGACAATCATCGCTTAGAAAAGAATTTAATTACTGAGGCAGGTCTTTTACAGGAAAAGAATAAAGATTTGACAATAGAGGAGGCAGAAACAATTGTCGAAGCAAACAGACAAAAAAACCAAAAACTCTCAATCTTTGAAACAATTCGTAATCAAACTCAAAGAACTGAATAAATTTGATTTAATTTTAGAAGGAAATATAGAAGAAGTTATCGCAGATCCAAAAGCGTGGGCAGAAAAAACTGCCGAAACTATTTTAGCTAAAGAAGCTAATCGAATCAAAAAAGCAAAAAAATTAGGAGAAGATTTTGCTAATAAAATCCGTTAAAATATCTTTTGATCCAAGAAAGCTAGAAAAAGAGCTTAAATCAAAATTAATTGATGAAACAATGCAAGAATATACTGATATGGTTGCGAAAACTACAAAATCTGATCTTGAATCAAGTAAGGATATACACGGACAAAGCTTCAAGCCAATAAAACCAGTTACTAGAGAAATAAGAAAATTAAGAGGATTTACTGGCACAAAACCATTAATACAATCAGGTGATATGAAAAATTCCATTCAAACTAAAAAGATAGGTAAAAATAAATATGTTTTAGATGCGATAGGATATGGTTCTGAGGGAAACAATAACGTTCATCAAACAGGATTTACTTTATCAAATCCAAAGCAGTATAAATTTGAGGTTGAGGGGGAAATTTTTACAGTAGGAAAGGCAAAGATACCTGCAAGACCTTGGTTTCCAGATCAAGATAGCGTTGAAAACTCTGCAAGTATAAATAAAAGTTTTGAAGAAATAGCTAAAGACTTTTTTAAGAAATTTAATAAAGCATTTACAAAGAGAGGTTTCATTGGCTGAACTAGAGGAGATATATAATGAAGAAAGCGAAGAACAAGAAAACAATACTCTCTTATGGGCTGCTCTCGGATTATCTTTTGGAATCGATATTTTCGTTTCAAGAATTAATCGTGAGATTGAAGTATCAAGAGGAGCAGGAATGGATGATCGAGCAATCATCGGAGCACTCTCTAGGGATCTTTCTTCCAATGGAAGAATCTTTGGGGAATTTAGAAATGCTATCAAATCAGCAGTTGTACTTGGAGCTATGCAAGGTTTTAGAGTCGGACAAGATAACATTTATGGGGATAACCTAAATTTTAAATGGGTTTCTGTTGGCTCACCAAGAATATGCCCTGATTGCGAAGAACGTGTAGGGTCTATACGAACATGGGACGAGTGGGAACAACTAGGAGTTCCTGCAAGTGGTTTTTCGGTCTGTAAAGAATATTGTTACTGCCAACTTATACCTGCTGACTATCCAATAGATGATTTTGTTGTTGTAGAAGGTATAGGCGCAGAAAGAACTAGATAATTACTTTAAATCGCTTCCAACATGAAACTTTAAACTATCTTTCTCTAACTTTTTGACTTTTTTCTCTAGTCTTTTTACTTTCTTATCTAAAATATTATCATTTTCTACATAATCAAGGACTTTTTCTAACTTAAACTGTTTAGCTATCGCTTTTATCGCTAGATTTATTATCATCTTTTGCAGCATTCTCTTCCTCCGCTTTTTTCTTCATTTCTTCATCCTTGTCAATTAAGAATTTTTTAAAATCTGCATCATCACCTTTGTATTCAATATAAGCACCTAATACATTAAAGCATCTTGATAATGTGTTTGTTAAGTATCCTAATTGCTGATCTCTGTCTTTATTTGTTATTTTAGGTTTTGTCATATTATCCTCTTTTTTACCAAAGGTTTTGTTTCGACCTTTGATTTCGTTTTTTATTATATTCTGTCACGCATTTTTTGCATCGACTTTTAGTTGACCCGTAATCTGTAGGTTTTAAAATTTTTTTGCAAGCATTACACTCAATTCCTCCGTCTTTAAACCTACTTTTGTACTTTTTTTCTTGCCATAGGTCGTAGCCGCTTTTCATTACATCCATTTTCCTATTTCTCCATACATTTTTATGATATACTTTCGGAGTTTTTCTTCAATTCTTTTTTTCTTAGCTTCTGCTTTCGCTTCCACAGTTTTATCGCTTCTCTTCGCTTTTTGCGCTCCATTTTTCTTAACTTTGCTTTTCTGTTTGGCATTCAAATTACCATTTCCCCACAGGACACTTCATCCTATATATTTTTGCTTTTACGTTCATAAAACATCCACATTTACTACAACCTAAGCCCTTGACTTTCTTGATATTAAATGCAACACGGCTAAATTCGCACTCTTCGCATATTTTAAATCTTCTTTTATATTCATTCTTTGCCGCTAATATCATTTTCTCTACGCTCTATCTCTTTTAACCAATTTTCTTTTTCTAGTGCGCTTGGCTTCTTACCTAAAGGCTCTAAACCAACTGCCTCTGCACGCTTTCTAAGTTTATACATCTTTTTTCTCGCTACAGATCGTTTATGTTTACCTATTTCTTTTTTTATATCTCTAAGTTCTTCGCTCTTAGGCTTAAATTTTTTCTTTGGCTCTTTTCTTTTTGCTTCATAGAAGCTATCTCTAACATCATCAAAAACTTGCAGGACATTATCCAAATCTTGTGGACTAAATTCAAACCACTCACCTGTATTTCTCTTAGAACTAAAACACTTATGTATTTCTTGCTCTACATTATATCCACCAGGACAAGTAGCAACTAAATTAATTTCCTCAGGATTATTAGCTTGGATAGCTTTCATCCTTTCTCTTACATCATTAGAATATCCAATCTTATAAAATTTAGTATCTCCAGATTGCATAAGATATACATCTTCTTTAGATTCCATTTTTTCGTATTGTGGTTTAGGACGTACATCATCTAGTACGTTAGGCACATCATCTACTATATCTTGTATTTCAGCATCTACATACTCAACTGGACTAGAGTCTGTCTTTAAGAATTTCTCAAATGGACTATCAATTGTGATGTTTACATTCTTTACAAGCTTACCACTATGCTCTAATACTAGCCTACCAGCTTGCACATTACCTGCTTTAGCCTGATCTATCATTGCTTGTAAAACGCAAGGTATTTGCGACCCATAATAAACCATGTACAGATCATATATAGCATCTACAAACTTAGGATCTTTTCGCCATCGCTGTATTGTACCCTTATGAACTCCTATCATATCTGCGACTTGTTGATTTGTAATTCCAGGCTCGCTTGCAAAGGCTTCTATTGCAAGT